GAGTGCTTAGGGGTGAGAAATTGGCGAGGATGACTAAGGCTGCTGGCCGCAGAAGACTCGCGGAGATTCTCTCGAAGGCGAAGAAGCTCTATCTTCGAGACTTCATCTCAACGAAAGACCTCGACAGCATCGAGAGAATAGCGAAAATGCGATCCAAGCAGCTCAAGTGAGGTGTCGGCATTGGTACAGGTAAGTGGTGGCGGATTATCCGGCACTGGTCAACAGATTGGCGGGGTGTCTGCGGCACAACTCGCAGAGGTACAGAGGAGACTAGCCCAGCAAGAGGCAAACAAAGCAGCAGCAGCAGCAGCAGCAGCAGCCCGAGAAGCAGCAGCAGGTACGGGAGTCGGCACTGGAACCGGGGCAGGGCCGGGCCAGTTCGATATCTCGAGTTCGATTCCGAATAACTTCTGGGGCTATGTCATGCTGATCGTGGGGATGAGGTAGATGCCGCTTCCAGATGCGCCCACTATCTCGCCCAGGGTCTACAAGCTGCTCAAGACGACTACCCTCGAGAACCTCACTGCAGATAACCTGGCTGATGTAGCTGACCCGATCAGCATCGAGATGCTCAACGAGGATGAGCTCAGGCGCGTTTGCCTGGTCGCCTTCGCGCGTATGGTGACTAAGGGATCATTCGACGGGTGGTTGTGATGCCTTTACCAGATGCGATCAAGCGGTCCCCCAGGGTCTACACCCTCCTCCAGAACCAAGACCTCGAGAATATCAGTGCAGATACCCTGGCTGACGTAGCTGATCCCATAGCGATCGAGGAACAGAACGAGGACGAGCTTCGAAGACTATGCCTGATCGCATTCGCCAGGATGGTCACGAAGGGATCGTTCGACGGCTGGTTGTCTGGTGGAGGTAGTGCCGCGATCCTGGGCGTGGGTGCTGGGGTGAAGTCTGGGGCGAACTACAGCTCGTTGACGAAGCAAGGGCCGTTTGGCCGAGGATCGGCAGACACGACGATGACCTGGAACATTAACGCTGCCTGCTATATCCCCTTCGTCGGACCACTCACGGCAACCATGGACTCGGTTATCATCAACGTCTCTACCGCATCGACGGGCGGCACTGACATGCTGATGTGTGTTTACAACTCCGACGCCGACACAGGAGCACCGACCACGCAGCTCTCCGATGAGGTCTCCGTTGAAGGTTCCTCGACTGGTCATATCGAGGTTGACTTCAGCAGCCCGCCTTCTATCGAGGTTGGTAAGCTGTATTATTTCGGGATGGTCAGAAGTGCTGACGACAACATCTCATTGAAGGCCCATCTCACCGAGAATGAGACTAACTTCGGCGGCCAGGAGTGGTCAAGCGACCAAAACCGCAACTATCTCACTGAGACCGGGGTCGATAACTCGTTGCCTGCAACGGCAACGGCGGCCAATATCCTTGGCATAACGCAGCACTGTCCTCTCATCATGGTCAAGTGGAGCTGATGACATGAAGGTTCAGCGCAGGATGATCCACATCGACACGGACGGTAACAAGACCGTTACCTATCGTGAAGTCACATGGGAAGAGATCAGGCACAACCGAGACGCCGAGCTCGCCCAGAGTGATTGGCGCGCCGTCAAGGACCGCACGATGAGCCAGGCATGGAAGGATCATCGGTCAGCTCTGCGAGACCTTCCCCAGGTGCATGACAACCCCGACGACGCCGCCGATGCTTGGCCGGAGGCTCCAGAGGATGCCTGAGCACCACGAGCACGACGAGGAGACCTTCCCCGAGCAGGTCAAGCGCCTGGTCGTCGACAACGCCTTTAGTTTCGTTTTGGGCTGGCTCCTGGGGGCGGGCCACATCGCAGCTCTCCTCGGTGATCTGGCTGGTGCGTTCACATGACCAAGAGAAAACCGGACCAGGTGATCGAGTACCGCATCAGCCTGCAGGACAAGGAGCGCGAGATCCTCGAGTCCGCGATCGGAGCTTACCAGGTCAATCGGATCATGACGCCGATCGTCACCCTGATGAACGACGTAACTGGCATGGTCGTCTTTCTCACTATCATAGCCGCCCTCGGTGTCACTGGTGTTACCTTCACTTTCCTAACTGCCATGTTGGTCGGAGACTTCACCATCTCCGATGCAATAGACCAGTTCTCCACCCAGAGACAACAGGCCATAGCAGCAGGGGCAGCCGTCGGGATTGGTGGTCTTTCCAACCCGCTGACGGCGTGGTTCATCAGCACCTTCGGTCTAGTCCCCGAAGAATCCTGAAAGTGACCCTTCAGGTAGGGGGGTAGCGACTACGATTTGGGGCCAACGGTCCTTTGCCAGACGATCTCTTGCAGCTTGTCCCTTGATGCGGTCATATCTCGAAGGTTCCTCATCAATTTCAATTTCTCCTCGAGGAGATGACTGATTTCTGTGTTAAACCTCTTCATCTCTTGATGGTGATCGATGATGACCGATGAGAGCCAGGCAGAACGTCCCTGCTCCATGGGGCCACCCATTGAATTAACTGGTCGCCGAGTTTTCTTAGGCACATCCTCCCAGATGGCGAAGGCAACGTTCGTCAGGTTCGCGGTTATTCCCGGCATTCACTCACACCGCACCCCGAAATATCTCGAGCAGCGATAACACCGATAAATGAACTTCTTCGAAGCGCACTCACCAGCAGATGCGTCGCACGATGGGCAATTCATTATCAGCCCGCCCTTAGTTCTCGACAGCAGCGAGCGCATTTCAGAGCTCTAACTTCGTTCGTTCTCTTGAAAACTCGATGACAACGAATGCATTCATATTTCCGCTTTCCGGAAATAATTTCCCCCAGGACGTAGCCTCGCAGTGGCACAGAAAAATTGTACCTATGTTTGTGATTTCCGGAATTCATCAATCTTCATCCTCCCATGGGTATTCGCATTGGTCACACTTCATTCAATCATCTCGCATGAATGCCTTGGCACACAACTTGCAGACCTCGTAGGGCGGCCACATAGCTTTGTTATCGCAGAAGTCGTTGACGCACTCCATCAGTACCACTCCGGATCGCGCTGGTTGTTCTCGTTGGCAACCTTGCGCTGCTCCAGGTTCATCACTTGCTTCTCCAGCTCCTCAATCTTCGTCCGAAGGGTGAACAGGATCGCAGGGAGTGCGGCCAAGAAGTCTTCACTTTCATTTTCAGGTAGGGGGGTCTCATCTATTTCCTTCACAATTGAGGCGAGCCGATGTCCCTACTTGAAGTTTTATTAAATAATATCCTCGCCCTGGGTATAGGTCGCTTTGGCTTCTGGGGCGAAGCCCCATTCAGCCACACCTCCTCCCGCCGGCGATGACCAGCCCACAATAGCCACCGGACTTCAAGATTCTCTAGTATTTTGAGTGAAATCGGACCGTGAGGGAAGGTTGATGGGCGGACGATGGTGGTTGCACAGACATGGTAGCCGCTGAACTGCTAATTTTGGGTGTTTTGAACGTCATTTGCCTGCTTTCGATCGTGTCTTTGGGCCTCTGGCTACGGATCGAGCTAGCAAACATGCTGGAATTACTCGATGAACGCCTGGCTATGGCACTCAAGAGCACCATCGACCGTCTCATGGATGGGGGGATCGGTGACTTCGAGCCGCCGAACCCGATCCAAGGTGCGATAGCACAGCTCATTCAAGGCATGGCAGCTCAGAAGATGAACACAATTGACGCCGTAAGTTCGAATAGACAATTGACCACTTTCAATAGGATTATTAGCGACTTCGTTCAGTTCCGAGGTCCATGGCACGCAGGAAGAAGGCAACAAGACGTCGAGGACCGAAGACAATCAGCCTGATCAATCTCGCTGAGAGCTACGCGTATGCGTCTGTCCTCGTCGGCGGCGTTGCGAACAACACCCCTGTGGGATTCATCGGATTCGACGGTGCTGGTGGCACGGCGATGGCGACCACGAACGGCGGAGGTAGTGTTTCACTGTCCTCGCTCGTCGCTGACCCCGGATCGTCCTTCGATGCCATGCAGTCGAACTTCATGGCATCCTACCAGGCCATGGCCGTGCAGGCAATAGGGATCGGCATCACCTTCAAGTTCGCTAAGAAGCTACTGAGGAAGCCCATCGCTAACGTCAATCGCAATATGATGAAGCCCCTTGGCATCGGAGTGAGGTTGTGATTCTATGGCAACGACAACTTGTGTAGGGAACCTAGCCTGCAGTGACGGGACGAACATCCCCCTGAAGCTCGAAGTCGTTGAAGGGACTGAGACTTCCCTGACCACGGACACAGTATATACGGTCAGCGCGATCAACATTGGCGACTATGCGCCTGGCAAGACTGTCACTCATGGCCTCGTGTCTGGAAGCGTCGGCATCTCATACGCTTACATTCTCCGGCAGGGCGTCGTAGCTGCAAACATCGCCGTCTGTGTGAAGGGAGCATCCACTTTCACCCCGAGGTTGTGGGCTCCCTTTACGCTGCAGGCCGGTGATCTCCTCAAGGTGATGACCCAGACTGCAGCTGACCGAGGGGCCAGCCTCGCCGTTTACACCAACCAGGGAATCTCTAGGATCTTCCATGTGACGCCGACCGGCGGGGCCACTAACGAACTGGTCGATATTCAGACTGGCAACTCGATCGGAGATACTTTGCAGGGCCAGACTTGCGTTTCCGCCACTTTCATTACAGTCGACGCAGCTCTCATCGAAACCAACGGCGCTTACATCGTCGATGCCCTGGGCAACGTCGTCGGCAGCGTCACCGACACCGACCCGTCAGTCATGCAACCACTACCAGCGGATCTCAGTGCTCCCGTGAACCTTAATTTCAAAGCTCAGTTCTTGACTTCGGCCTAGGGGTGAGAAATTGGCGAGGATGACTAAGGCTGCTGGCCGCAGAAGACTCGCGGAGATACTCTCGAAGGCGAAGAAGCTCTATCTTCGTGACTTCATCTCCACCAAAGACCTCGACAGCATCGAGAGAATAGCCAAAATGCGATCTAAGCAGCTCAAGTGAGGTGTCGGCATTGGTACAGGTAAACAGTGGTTTATCCGGCACTGGTCAACAGATTGGCGGGGTCTCAGCGGACGTAACTGCAGAGGTCCAGGCTAGACTCGCCCAGATTGCGGCAAACAAAGCAGCAGCAGCGGCAGCTCGAGCAGCAGCAGCAGGAAATGGAGGGGGAGTCGGTACTGGAACCGGGGCAGGGCCGGGACCGTTCGATGTCTCGAGTTCAATTCCAAACAACTTCTGGGGCTATGTCATGCTCGTCGTGGGGATGAGATGATGCCGCTTCCAGATACGCCCACTATCTCGCCCAGGGTATACAAGCTGTTGAAGACTACAACACTCGAGAACCTGACTGCAGATGACCTGGCAGACGTAGCGGACCCAATCAGCATCGAAATGCTCAACGAGGACGAGCTTCGAAGACTTTGCCTGGTCGCCTTCGCGCGTATGGTGACTAAAGGATCCTTCAACGGGTGGTTATGATGCCTTTGCCAGACGCCGACAAGAGATCCCCCAGGGTATACACCCTCCTTCAGAACCAGGATCTAGAGAATGTTACAGCTGATACCCTGGCAGACGTAGCCGATCCCATAGCGATCGAGGAAGCCAACGAGGATGAGCTTCGAAGATTATGCCTGATTGCATTCGCCAGGATGGTGACGAAGGGATCCTTCGACGGTTGGCTGACGGCAGGGGGCGCCGATGCTAACTCAATGGCACCCAACCCCCAGGCTGCCACGTTCAAGCGTTACTCGGTCATGGGAGCGCCATTCGTAGGCGTGTTCCGAGTACTCAGCGTGGACACCGGCGTCAACCTGCTCAAGCTGCACCCGTTCATCGCCGGGGAGTCCGGGGATATCGCAGCAGTGAGCATGAGAGTAGCTACTGCTGCTGCGAGCGAGGAGTATCGGGTTTCATTCTGGTCGGCTGATTCCGACACCGGAGAGATCGAGGTTCCCACCCTGGGCACAGCTACGATAGACGCCTCCTCGACTGGCGTCATCACCCAGGACACTCTCTCGACAACTGTCACACTGGTCAAGGGCCGACTCTATTGGGTCGGCGTCAACTCTAGCCACAGCTCGCTTCGGGCCTATGGCATCGACGATGCCTACGGAGCGAATAGCATGGTCGCAGAGGCAACCAGCGGTATTCAGTCTTCGGGATCCACTGGATATTCTGGTTCAGCTACATACACCAGCGGGGTGCCTACTTCAATGCCGACGCTGGGAACAATAGACCAAGACATGGCCAACGTGTGGTACGACTTCGATTAGGTGACAACATGGATCGCAGCTTCAAGGTGTTTCACGGCGAGGACGTCATCGATGAGGGCAAGCATGATGTCACCTGGGCCCAGGTAAGGAAGCAGCGAAATGCCGAGCTCCGTCATACCGACTGGCGAGCTCTCAAGGATGTCACTCTCTCGACAGCCTGGAAAGAGTACCGCCAGGCGCTTCGAGACCTCCCCCAGGATCATGCTGAGGCCAACGATGCCGCAGACAACTGGCCGGTGATGCCTGATGCCTGAGCATCACGAGCACGACGAGGAGAGCTTCCCCGAGCAGGTCAAGCGCCTGGTCGTCGACAACGCCTTTGCATTCGTACTCGGCTGGCTCCTGGGGGCGGGCCACATCGCAGCTCTCCTCGGTGACCTGGCTGGTGCGTTCTCATGACCAAGAGAAAACCGGACCAGGTGATCGAGTATCGCATCAGCCTCCAGGACAAAGAGCGCGAGATCCTCGAGTCCGCGATCGGAGCTTACCAGGTCAATCGGATCATGACGCCAATCGTCACCCTGATGAATGACGTCACTGGCATGGCCGTCTTCCTGACCCTGGTCGCTGCCCTGGGTTTCACCGGGGTGGCCTTCACCTTCGTCACGGCGATGCTAGGCACGGATTCAACCGCCGCAGAACTCATCGACGCATTCACCACGCAGAGACAGCAGGCCATAGCGGCTGGAGCAGCCGTCGGAATCGGTGGTCTTTCCAACCCGCTGACGGCGTGGATCATCAGCACCTTCGGTCTAGTTCCTGAAGAATCCTGAAAGTGGCCCTTCACATAGGGGGGTAGCGACTACGATTTGGGGCCATCGGCCTTCAAATCGCGGACATGTCTCTCTAATTCTCGAATGTATCTATCTCTGGTGGCTACCTGCTGCCATAGCCCCTGAAGGTTACCTGGGCCGTTCTCTTCATAGAAGACAATGGCCGCACTGGTGTTAGCACTCTTCTGCCTGGAGGGCCAGCGTGATCGGATCTCGTAAGCTGCTTCGGAAATGGTCGCTGATATCAAGTGCATTCTCTCACCCATCCCAATCCAGTCGGATCATTGCAGTCAACCCGACGCATGCTGTTCAAGCAGCAGCAGTCAATACAGAAACCATTCCAGGCGTTAGTTTTCCACTGCATCATACAGCGGGATTTGAGTGATATCATGGGTTTCAATTGCCGACATCCTAGGCATCGCCAATACTCAGCGATCTCGATACGGTGCTTCCCGTCTTTGCGAACAGCTTTCATTCAACTCACCAGATACATGAACGGGTTTCCCCCTGGGGGAAGCTCTCGACAGATGGTCGATTTGCAAATCCCTTTGAATGCGACCCCATCCTTACCGGGGATGATCTCGGCGTCTGGAACTCTCTCTCCACAATTCATGCAGGGTGGGCCGTCATCTATCCAGTCGGAGATGTCAGCCATCAAGACGCCTCCTTCAGGAACACGTCCAGGAGCCTCCGGCAATGGGGACAGGGGATAGTTACCTCGAACGTCCTCGAGCTGCGTGGAGTGTCGTCTATGGCCTTCATGATCGCCACACCCCGTGAATCCTCAGACACCTGGCACATTGTCGGCATGT